CTTTAAACCTTCCGCTATAGGTAACCATTCTTCCACGGTAATAGGTTCTAACAAGAACCAATACGCATGAACCCCCCGTCCAGAGTTAATCAGGGCAGGTTTAGGTAGCCCCAATAATTTACAAAAACCCTGTAGCGCAACTACCGCTTCATTTTGGGTTGGGTAATCTTTGCCGGGGCCACAATCCAAATCCAGAAAGAATGACCTGAGTTGTTTTACGTTAGTTACCTTACGTGAACCGGCTTCTTCAAACGTAGCCAACGCAAAATAAGCATCGAAACCAGAATTATCTAAATCATAAGCCGTCGTCAGAACAGCGTCTATGGAGTCATAGAACTTTTGAACCCTCCGGTCTTCGGAACCGTGGGATGCAAACACACAATAAAAGCCACTATCTCCTAACGCTCTCTGTAAGAAATCTTTTGTTTCCATTGGTACTTACCTGAGAGAAGCCCCGACCACGCGTTAACGCAGCCGGGGTTATGTTAGAAAGATTAACCGTCCCATTCATCCACAATAGCGTCGATCTCAGGGTCTTTTACCTTCGGAGGCGCAGCTTTCTTAGCTACCTTCTTAGGTTCTTTAACTTCCTCCTCAACCTCTACAGGATCAACATCAGGCTCCGCAGCAACTGCAAACGGATTAGCGCCTTCTGCTTCAAACCCATCAGTAGCCTCAAACGGAGAGGTTGTCTGCATGGGTACATAGTTAGTTACTTGTACGGCGTTCAGTCGTAGGGATACTCCGGTACCCACACCTTGAGCGTGGTAAGGTACGAACACCCCCGCGATATTAATAGTGCTGCCCGTAGTAAGTAAGAAATCGTCGCCAAGTTTCGCGTTAGAGGCATCATACTGGGTAGGTTTCCTTGTAGCGTCCTTACCATATGCCCCCTTCAGGGTAGTCTTAAACGTATAGGTTCCATCCTCCTTTTTACCGAAAGGGTTATCAAACTTCTCAGGCCAGTCATCCCCAGCGCGTGCGAGGAACGCAGCTTTCATCTCTGTGAATAACTTCTTTGCCTGTACGCTGGTCATACGGAAACTAACTTCGTACTTAGCTCCGTCGTCAAATACCTCACAAGGTACAGAACGCTTTTCTTTGTTGTCGAACCGGTAGGTAGTATTCAAGCGGGGCCACAGAGCCTCTACTTGGTTAACACGGAATTGGATAGCTTTGGGCTTATCAGCCATTTTATTTCTCCTGTTTGTTAGATTTAAAACCGTCTGTAGCTTCAAACGGGGACGTCTTGCTGCTCTCAGGTGGTGTGTAGTCCAATGTGATTGCCTGTAATGTATCAACGTGGCTAATCATACTTGAGACTACACTTAGTTCTTCATCCCTTAGAGAGCGAGTAGGTTTGAAGAATAATTTTGGTGTGTCACTGTTGTCGTCAAAATATATCTTGGTAAGCACCGTAATGGCCCGAGTATCCCGGCCATGTAGAAATTCAGCATAGGCTTTCATTGGCATATGCCCGTCCCTTGCTCCCCCGAACACGGAAGTAGCAGGTAGTTTAATCTGGTATACCTCCTGTAACCTGTCTTTAGGTACAACTGCTATCTGTTGCGCGAACCTGCAAGCCCTACTGCTTCCGTAGCCTGACCCCCGTATATTATGGGAGCAATCCATACATCTGGCTGCTTGGCGTTGTCCTTGCGGTACGTCAGCAGATGGCGTTTGCGTATCAGCCGACCAACAAGTAGGTAGTGATAGTTTGTCTGGGTTATATTCCCCCTCGTAGTACGACCTTGATACGAAAGCAGCATTTACTATAACGGCTTCATACTCTCCGTCTATGACGACTGCTTCTTCCGCACCATCGTGCTCACTAAACATCTTATCACGTATGCTTATACGCCTCATAAATCTTCATCTACTTCACTAGTAGGCGTATCAATAGCGCCTTTATCCGCTGACAATGCGGCAGTTACATCGTCTATAGAAAAACGATACGTGTTGACTACACGCAGGTAAGTGTCTTCAGGTATGTGTTTGTTCCTAACCCACCCACGTATAGTAGACACAGACACATGCAAGTGTCTGGCTAGGTCTTCAATCGGTACATAAGGTCCGCTCATTATTTCTTCCTAACTGATATTATGTATTCACTGTCCACATTTAGCCCCGGTGGTACACTCTCGGGGTTCTCTTCTAAGAACTGTTTTACGTTCCCTTGGTTAAGACGTTTCTCCAGAAACTCTGGTACGTCCTGATCTGCTATAAACTTGTACATAGACTCCCAATCGCTAGTCCAGTACCGAGTCTTTACACCCCTGTAAAAGAGTCCTGCTGAAGTCCTTACGCTCTCGACCTCATGCTCTTTGCAATGGTCTAGCAACGCCTTCTTTATAAGGTCTTGCTGCTCCTGCAAGTCCTTGTCTTTTTCCTTAAACTCTGCGGATAGTTCATTCCGCTTTGCTTTTATCTTCAGGTAAACTCTAGTCATCTTATCTAGCTGACCACTCATTCTGCACCTCCAAATCTTTGTAGGGACTGCAATCTAGTAGCAAGGGATAAGTTAGTCAAGTAGTCTGTTGTATAAATCTATAATTTGTGTGTGAACGTCTAGCTTGCTATCTAACAATCGGTAAACGTGTTTCTCTACAAGAGAACCTTGTAGCTGGACTACAGTACATTTGTGCGTCTGCCCCGCCCGATGTACGCGAGCGTTAGCTTGAGCGTAGGTCTCTAACGAACTGGTTGGACCCCACCAAACCACAGTATTTGCAGCGGTAAGGGTTACACCGTGGGCTGCGGCTGCTGGTTGGATAATAAGGACACGAGGATCGTCCTGTTCTTGGAAGCGTTTAAATATATCCGTACGTTTGCCGACTGGCACATCCCCTTGGATAACTGCGTTGCTGATACCATCGGAATTTAGTTTGTCTGCTAGGATACTTATGGCGTGCTTAAAAGGTACGAACACGAGGACTTTCTTGCTCGACTCGTCAATGACTTCACGTAGAACCTTGTACCTATGCTTGATATCAAACTCTATCGTGTCACCTTTATCGGTGTAGATAGCACCACAAGATATTTGCAGGAGTTTGTTCATAGCGACGGCAGCGTTAACTGCAGTAACCTCCTCACCTGCCGCTTGCATAATCATACGGTTCTTGAGTTCTTTGTAGTACTTCTTCTGTTGTCTTGTTAACTCTACCTCCCGTTTGACGTACACCATGTCCGGGAGGTCCATACAATCTTCTTTCGTGAAACGTATCGCAGGTTGCAGTGCGTTAAATACAGTGTCTACGGCGCTTTCTTTTGGTATCCATTTGAAATTAGATATTTTGTACATGACCATATCGCGGAACGACCCAAAGAAACGTGGTATTACTGTGGGGTTTATTAGCTTCGCTAGGCCGTAGGCATCCAGCGGGCTTTGTGCGGCGGGAGTACCCGTCATCATCCACAACCATGTGTCTGGCTTCAAAATCTGGTACAAAGTTTTCCATCGAGTAGTCTGGACATTCTTGTAATGTGTAGCTTCATCTACAATTACAAGGTCGAAACCACCCTTAATTATGTCGTCTCGTACAATAGCCACACCATCGTAATTTATAACCACATACTCAGCGCCGCTGTTTATTATCTTGCGGCGTTTGTCTGCAGAACCATAAGCTATATCTACACTCCGGTGCATAGCGAAGCTAAACAAGTCACTACGCCACGCACTATCCATGATCGAGAGCGGGCAGATAATCAACACACGCTTTATAATCCCCTGCTTCATAAGGAAATCCGAGGCCCATATAGCGGATGCGGTCTTGCCCGTCCCCTGTTCGTTAAAACAGAAGGCTTTACGGTTCATAGTCAGAAATGCAGAGGTATCTTTCTGGTGTGCGAAGGGTTTGTGCTGGCCCGGCCAATCGTACTGCCCATGTATGGGCGACGGCACTTTTATGTTTAGGTTCTTCAGGACGTGGGTTTCATCAACACCCCACCTAACCAACACCTTACCGTTAACTTCTTTACTCTTTGGTATAACCGTAGTCACCTGTTGCGGATGACGCAGCTTCAATAGCAACGCCTTGTTCTTTATGATCTCCAAAACTGATCTCCTAGACTTACGTTTTTTTCTTCTTACCGTTGTTTGCGCGGTTCTTGCTGGGACTCATTAGTTTGTACCCATCTGCATTAGTGCCGCCGTTACGTAGGGGTTTGTTATGGCTTATGTCTTTCCCTTTCCTGTTAACACCTTTTTTATCCAATTCACGTCTAGCTCTTTGTCGCTCCATACGATTTGCGTGTTCGCCACGTTTCTTCTGTAGCTCGTATTCATGTTTATAGGGGCGAGGGGATTTAGTGTAAGCCATTAGTTTCTCCCATTGTGTGCACACTCGGTGACCGCGCAGTGACGTTTGCATAAGCCACTGGGACGTGGGTTCCACACGTTGTTCTTTGCAGCGGCTTCCATCTTCTCATAATTCGTTAGCCACTTATGCCAGAGTATCTGCTCTTCTTCTTTCTTCTTGTAAGTATCTTTTACAAGGTCTTTGGATACTACAAACAGAAGCCCGGCCCGTACCTCTGTAACTTCGGGGAAGTGTTTGAACGTAGCCAAAGCCATCAACTCTAGCTGGCCCTTGTCAGCGTACCTAGCGGACTTACCAGTCTTGTAGTCCACAACCCAAGCTATATCGTTATCTAGTATAATAAGGTCTGCTATGCCCCTGAACCACACATCTTCGTCGAAGAACCCGCAAGGTTCTAGGTCTTTAGTAAGCCCTAACTTGTACTCACATAACTTCTTACCCTGCTTCGCCTGTAAGCTATCCAACGCTTTAACAGCATAATCAAACCTCTTAGGCATGGGGGTACCACTTTTGACGTATTCCTCTGCCGCCGAATGGAAATGCGTCCCGTACAGCATGGCCTCAGACTCTCGAACCGGATACTGCTTTAGTATCTTCTCGTGGTAAAACTGCTTCGGGCATTGCTCAAAGGCTTTGATCTTACTGAAAGACCACGGGGCTATAGTCATTTTATTCTCCGCAGCGGATTCTTGCAGTCTCCAGTAGGCTCGTACTTTGCATACTCCTTACCAAACAGAGCATTGAGGCCCGGAAGCATTTCACAAAGAAACATCCAGCGGGGCATTCCTCTATATACATACAGCGGGGGATAAGCTCTGGTTATCTTAGTTACTTGACTAATTGATAAGTTCTCTATAACCGCTAGCTCTGCATGAGAAAACCCATACTCGTGATATTTGTAACGTATCCGATTGTTACGTTCAAAATGACGTTCGTTCGGTATGCAGATCATTCACAGTCTCCAGTACGCTCGTGCTTTGCATACTCCGTACCAAACAGAGCATTGAGGCCCGGAAGAAGTTCTCTAAATAAATCCTCCCGAAGTAATCTCCCTGTCGGTTCGTGGGCAACTATTTTATATATCCGTGAGGGGTGTAAATTATACTTACACGCTAAAGAAAGAACACATTTCCGTCTACTAGCCCTATCCACAATCTCCGCTTCGTACCAAAACTCCCGCCTTATCTTCTCGTTCCTATCCGGGTGATGTTCACGAAACTCTTGATACCGTGCCTTTGTCATTCACAATCTCCATAAGACTTACCTACACCTGACTCACAATCGATTGGCAGGCCATCTGCCCAATCAGGTATCTTACGCATACAAGTTTCTACGTGGCTCTGCGCCTCCGCCACCTCATCGTCCGGTACACAGGCCACAATCGAGTCATGGACGGTCAGTACGACCTTATACCGCTTAGATACTTCCAACAACTGGTATCCAATAA